GCCTCATAGGCCTGCTCCAGGGCCTGACGCTGGCGCTGGATGTTGGCATCGTACATGGCGTTGATGTACTCATCCTGGGCCTTGGCCCCGGGGAGCTGGGCCGCCTCATAATATACCGGAGCCGCCCCGCCTCCTCCGCTGCCTCCGCCGCCTCTTCGTTTCTTCTTCTCTTCCTCCTCTGCGGCAGCACGGCCCTGAGGGTTCTGCTCAATGGCGGCGGTACCCCTCTCCCCCAGCACAGAACCGGAGGATGCCGGATAGGTTTTTTTCACCACACCGGGAACGCCGCTGTGAATCGCTTTCGCCATACTCATTCTCCTTTTTTGATTTCACTGGATTTTTGTTCGATGAATTTCATGCAGCCGCCTCCTTATTCAAGCCATATAGCGTAGACATACACGCGGGAATCTTTCAGCCCCTGATAGCCGTTCCACGAAGCATAGGCCTGCGCGCCAACGTAACGAGTCAGGTCCGGCGCCGGTACAGAATAGGTGCTTTTCGTGCCGGTAGGGGAAGAAAGCTGCAAGCCGGTCAATTCCCCATTCGCATTATTGGTGTTGTCAATGTAGCCGAAGTTTGCCTTCTTATAGCCATTGCTGCCGGAGGACGATACATAGTTTGCAACAAACTTAATCGTGGTCCATTTCGACAGGTCTATGGTGTTTTGGGTGAGCAAAGAAGCACTTGCGGCACTCACGCCTTTTTCGTATTGTGCCTGCGCTCTGAGCTCCACATAGCCCGTATACTTGGTAGCATTGATATAACCGAACGTGTTATTTGCGAGAGCAAGCATGGGCTGTACTTCTCTGCCGTACCAGTAGACAGCACCATCCGGATATGCGTTGATTCTGGTCGTTTTCCTTACTACGGTTACGCTCTTGCTGTAGCCGGATGTTCCGCCCTTTACAGTGTATGTGCCAACGGGAAGCTCCAGGGCGCCTCCGTTGGATGCCGTATAAACCGTGCCGTCACTATGCGTAAGCGTAATGGTCTCACCCACTGCGCCATATACGGAAACAGCCGCCGTTCGCTTGCCGCCCACAGGAATGTTAAAAATCATTCCATCACCCCACGATCAGAATGTTTACCGTCAGATCGGATGCCGGCACATCCTCGCACTGGAAGGTAAGGCTGCCGGATGTCTGTGTCACGCAGCGGACAAAGCACTCGCCATACATCACATACGAAGCGGCAGCCGGAGCAATCACCAGATGCTGGCTGGCAGTGATTCCGGATACCGTTACGGTCTGGCTTTTGCTGGCCCATCCGCTGGCACTCAGCGTTGCCGTCTTCGTCACGGAAGGAACAGCCCCACCCAGATTCGCCGCCGTAACATCACTGCCCAGCTTCGCTCTGGTAACAGCCCCATCGGGAACCTCGTCCAGATAGTCCTCACCGGGGACAGCCGCCGCAAACCCGGATGCCGTATTTTTCACAAGGCCGGTAAAGCCGGGCTTCTCCGCAACGGCGGGCAGGAGTGTTTCGTTGATATACTCCTTCAACGCCTTGCCGCCCTCGTCAAACCGGGCCTTCAGCTGCGAGGAGGTGAGTCCGTCGTCCACATTGGGGGAATCGGACAACCCGGCTATGATGTCCATGTTTTTCTCAAAAGGTGTCAGTGCCATTGATTTCCTCCTTATTTGGCATAGCCGGTCTGGCGCACCCGGATCCCCGCCGCCAGCACGGTGGCTGTGGTGTCCGGTTCATTTGTCTGAAAGACCAGCTTGTAATAGGCATATTTTTTCGCCTTGATCCGCAGTCGTTTGATCTGGGGTCTGGACGAAGTGTTAAACGAAAAGGCCCGGAAATCCACCTCTCCAAACCCGGCGATGGACTTGGAAACGATTTTCCGGGCAAAGCCGCTCTTTCGATCGGTGCAGACGGTGATTTCCACATGGGATCGGCTCTCCGGCTTCACGGATACCCACAGCTGCGAGGTATACTTGCGCATGTGGTCGGCCCGAAAATCCATGGCACCGGATTCCCAGTACGCCTGAATGGGCTTGCCGCAGTCGGTGCGGCAGGTTTCGCTCAATCGCAGAATCCGCCCGTCCCCGGTGCCGAAATACACCTCCTCCCGAAACCGAACCATGACCAGGGCATCAAAGGAGGAGTAGTAATACCAGGCATCGGCGGCGTAGTTGTGCACCAACGCCTGTCCGTCGAAGCAGATATAGTACTCCTGCCGGCGGTTATCGTCCCAGCAGCGGCACCGTTTCAGATCGAAAAGCCCCAGAGTGGTCTGCACCCGGTCGGAAATCCGCCGGGCTTCCCGCTCATCGGCGGTGAGATAAACGGCGCTGCCGCGCCACTCATAACAGTCACCGCCGTGGAGCGTCCGGGGATGGTTCAGCACCAGCTGGGCCTGTCCGGGGGCCACGTTTCCCATGGCGCGGTTTACCGGCGTCACATAAAAGCCGGCCGTAACGCTGCCATCCTCCAGCGTCAGGCTGTTGTAGTACACCGAGTAGGTGCTGTCGGTTTTGAAAACCATCAGCCGGGAGCCGTGCCGGATCATGGATGTGATGGGCGTGTTGCTTTCGCCCACCGCCATGGCATTGAGATCCGGGAAGTAGTCCGCCCGGGGCTGTCCATTCTCATCCAGCCCGGAATAGAGGGCCTGATGGCTGCCGTCCCCATAGAGAAACACACGGCTGTCCTGGCTGCCGTTGTAGATCTCGGCAAACCGCATGGCTTCCACCGCCGGGCGCTGATTTCCCTCCACCCGATACCCCACCTCCAGGGTGTCCGCCCCGGAGGCCGGTGCCTGGGAGAAGGTCAGGGTGCCCGCCGCGAGATCCACCGTAAAGCCGCTTACCGCAGCCCCGGTGACCCGATCGGTCACATAGTCCAGCGCCGCCAGATTTTGCTCCGGCAGCCGGAAGGTCAGGGCCTCCCCATCGGGTGAAAAGCGTACCCGTCTGGCGCCGGTGAGTTTATTCACCTGCTCCAGCGCCGTACCGCCGCCCTCCGGGGCCGATGCCGTGACCACCAGAGGCCGGTAGCCCTCCACCGTTTGAAGCCTTTCCCCATCGTAAACCCGGTAAGAATCCCCATCCAGCAGATAGGCGCAGCGGTCAAAGCCAAAGATGAACACATCCTTGTCCCCGGCGATCTCACCCAGGTCTTTTTTGGTCCAGTCCGCCCCATCAAACAGCTCGTACAGATGCCCGTCGCAGGCGGCCAGCACACACTCCCGCCCGGCCACCATGCCGCTCCAGAGTCCCCGCACCGGGCCGTCGCCCAGTTGTTCCGTCAGCACCGTTCCCGGGCGGCGGCGGAGATTGCCGTCCCGGGTAATGCACCAGTTATCCATAACGGATGCCTCGCCGTACTTCAGCTTGGTGTCACCGTCCGGATGCTGGTTCAGACCCAGCCACTTTCGGACAGACCAGACCTTCTCTCCGGAGGCTGCCGTCAGTTTTGCCATAGGATCACCACCTCGCAAAGCTGCGATGCTCTGTCACAGCGTAGATGTCCTCCACCGGCTGCCAGGCGGTCGGCAGCATCCGGCCCTGAATGTTCAGCAGTTCCTGATACCGCTGGAGGAAATAGCTGCCCAGCGCCGGATCGTCGTTTTTCACCAGCTCCGCCGCCAGCCCATAGGGCAGCACCGTTCGGGCCAATATGTCATCCAGCGACACCACATCTTCAAAGGCCGTCACCGGCCGGGGAATGGGGCGCTTCCCCGGCTCGGCCACGGCTCGGGTGTCGCTGTAGGGGTAGCACTCGCCCAACAGCACGTTGACAATGGCCAGCGTCCGGTTCTGATATTCCTCCGTATCCGACCATTGTACCTGACCGTTCTCCGCCTGTTCGTCCATCAGCTTGATGGCCTTCTCAAATACATCGCTCACTTTTGTACCCGGTTCCGCCATAGTATCCCTCCTCTCCGCAAAACCGGTTCACTGCCGGGGTTTTTCATAATCCATGGCCTGCTGACTGTCGCCCAGTCCCCTGGTGGTGGGGTCCGTCACCACGCCCATCAGCACCAGCAGCTCCACCACCATGTGGCCGAAGGCCACCAGCGCGCTCTCCGTCACCGTGGGCACCACGCCGAAAAAGCCCAGAACCGTATATGCAATGGCCGCTGTCTGGGCCAGAAGGGCGCAAAGCACCGCTTTGTTCTGAAACCTGAGTTTCCAATTGATCATGCTCTCTTCTCCTCTCTCACATTCGCCCCAGCAAAAACGAGGCGGCGGCAGCCAATACCGCCCACACCATCTTATCCACCAGGGCATCCCAGTGTTTTTCCGATTTTCCCGCCAACGTCTTTACATCGGTTTTGATCTCCTTTACGTCCCCCTCCAGGATCCCCTGGCGGGTGGCCAGATTGGCCACCGAGCCGGTGAGCTCCCGGAGGGCGCTCTGCTCGCTCTCCAGCTTTTCGATCCGCCCCTCATTGCGCAGGGACCGATCCGCCGTCTCCTGCAGCCGCAGGAGCACCGCTTCGTGTTCCATATAGCTCCCTCCTTCGCAAAAGGGGAGAGGAAGCTCCTCTCCCCGCCCTCATCAGGAGGCGCTGTACACCGCATCAAAGGAGGCGATGGCGCTGTGGACAGCTCCTTCCTTTTCCGCATAGGCGCGAATTTTGGTGTTGCCGGTGATGGTCAGGGCATCGCTGTAGGTTTTCACCGTCTCACTGCACTTGGGGTTGGTTCCGTCGGTGGTGTATTTCACCACGCCGCCGGAGGGCACCGTGATGGTCACGGAGTTGCCGCTCTGGGAGATGGCGGGAGCCTCCACACCGGTGGTGCTGTAGACATAGATGCCATCGGCCTTCTGGGCCAGCACAAAGGAGTCATAGCGGCAGAGGCCTTCCATCAGGGTACCGGCATAGCCGGGGGCCTGATCGTTGGCGCGCAGCATACGCATCTTCACGGGATCGGCCGTGGCGGGCTTGTACTTGACCATGAACTCCACGCCTTTGGGCATACGGCGGCTGGGCACGGACACCACGGGCGTTCCGTTGATCTCGGCGATCTTGCCGGAGACAATGGTTTTGTCGATCCAGTTGGGGCTGTTGGCCAGCTCTGCGGCCAGCTTGCACTTGACGGCGATGTCCGTGCGGATGAAGGTCACGCGGTTTTCCTGGGGCACATTGGCCTCGTCCAGTGCCGCGTGGGCGTTGAGAATGGCCTCCATGACGGTGGCTTTGGTCAGAGACTCGCCCACCATGCCCAGACCGGCGCCGTTGGCCCAGACAGCCAGACGGTAGGTGTCGATCTCGGGGACATAGCGTTCGTCCCACATCTGCTTGAGATAGGTGGTGGACTGCTTGGCGAACTCCTGATCCTGCACATGGGTGGCGTCAAAGACCTTGGAGAAGGAGCGCTTCTGCTTGAGGGTGTAGACATTCACCTCGTCGTCCACTTCTGAGGGAGTGCCGAAGCGGTTGGCGGAAGCGGTGGAGTCGTAGTCGTTGAGCTCGGCGGACTCCAGCGTCCAGATCTTGATGGCATTGGCCCCCTCCCAGGTGTAGTGCTCGCACACGAAGGGCTCGGTGAGGGAGCGCTTGGTAAAGCGCTGATCCAGCTTGCGCTGGTAAGTGGTTGCAAGATTGACAGACATGTTTTTTCCTCCTGAATAGTTCTGTTATTTGTGTGTGGGGGATCATTCCCCGTTGTACCAGATGGCATCAATGGGATCGACCCATCTGCTGCCGCCGGATTGCTGGGAACCGGTGGTGCGCTGACGATCCTGCTGCTTCTGGAGCTCCGCCTTCTGCCGGGCAAGCTCCCGGCGCAGCTGCTCCACCTCGTAAGCGCGGTAAGCATCCAGCAGGCGTTCGCCCTGCCGCACCTGGCTCCACACAGTCTGAGGGATTTGCCGGGGATCCCTGGCCTGGTCGGGATAGGCATGGAAAAAGGCATCGATGTCCTGGCTCCGGCGGCGGGATGCTCCCTGGCGCTGCCGCCATTCCTCCTGCTGCCGGCGGGCGGCACTCCGACACTCCTCCCGGCTTTGTCCGGTTTTTCCGAAGAGCAGTTCCACATGGGCATTCTCCAGAATGGTGTCCAGAGACAGGCCCTGTTCCCGGGCCAGTTCATCCATCCAGCGAAGCTGCTCGCCCCGGAGTCCCAGGCTGTTTCGCAGATCCTCGTATTCCTTTCTGGTGCTGCCGGCCTCCTCCAGGCGGCGGCGCACCCGGTCGTAGTCCATGCCCTTCTGGGCAAGAGTCACGACTTCCTCCCGCGTGACAGTCTTTTCCTCGTCCATGTACTTGAGAGTGAAACTGTCCTTTTCCCGCGACGGTGAACCGGCCGGCTGGTCTTCCCCCCAGTCATCGTCGCTTTCGTCCCAGGTGTACACCGGGTCCTCCCAGAGGGCGTCCATTTCCTCCTCCGTCATGGGGTAGAGCTGCTGGGTATCCTGTGCGCTCTCCTCGGGATGACCGGTGCCGTTTTCCATGAGATGATCTTTCATATTCCTTCCTTTCTCTGCCTATGGTCGGGCAGTGTCGGCCTGTGGTCGGGCCGTGGGTTGTGATTGGTTTTATATGGCCGGAGGGACCGGCGTGTCCCCCGGGGCCGCTGCCGCACTCTGCTGCTCCTGCCGGAGCTTGTATTTGCTCAGCAGCTCCTGCCGCTTGGCCACGTAGCCGTCGGGGATGCGCTCGAGATAGTCCACAATGTCGATGTGGCCCTGCTTGAGCAGGTTATCCAGCGTCTGCATGCTGGCGATCTCGCTCCAGTAGGCGGATGCGCCCACATCCAGCCTGATGAACAGCTGCACCGTCTGCAGCCGGTCAAAGGCAAAGCGCAGCTGCACCTTCTGGGTCTCGGATACCCCGGCAAACTGCAGCACCTCCGCCGGAAGCATGGTCTCCGCCGGCACATCCACGGTTCTCTCGCCGTAGTAGAAGGCCATGAACTCCAGATAGATCCGGCCCAGCTCCTCCACCGCCTGATAGAGATTCTGCCGGGTGATCTCCGAGGGGATGCTGGCGGCCCGCTGCAGGGCCAGAATGGCCGAGGAGTTGTCCGGGCGGACATTGCCCAGGGCCGCGGCGGTGGCGCCGGTGAAGTTCTGGGTGTTCTCAATGGCCGAGGCGATAAACTGAGCCACCTGGGGTGAGATCTGAGCCGGCTCCAGAATTCTGGCCACGTTGTTTACATCGCCGTTGACGCCGATCTGGGCTCCCACCTGGTTGGTCCAGCCGCTGACCCGGTTCCTGTCGTATATGGTCTTGGGAAAGGTGCTCATCATCAGGCTCACCATCGCCATGGCGTAGGCCTTGTTGACGAACTGCTGGTTGGGGATCAGCCCGGTGATCAGGGCCTGACCGTGGTAACAGTCGGGCACATAATCCCAGTTGAGCCAGATCACCGGGTAAAGACGGATTTTCATGTCCCACTCCGGGCGGATCACCGCATCCCGCACCGTCTCCACCGCGTGGACGCTGCCGCTCTCCCTGTCCTTCCACAGATACAGCAAGCGGGTGACCTTGTCGTCCACCAGCTCGTCCATCCGGGACAGGTTTTCATCGGTGTCGGGCCGGACCTGCTCCGGCTCGCCCCCCTGCTCCCGGGCATAGTCCCGAACGGCGTCCAGCATATCCCGGCGGGCGATGAGGATGTAGGGCTGCGCCTGCACCCGCTTGTCATTGGGGTTGCCGAAGAACACCCGGGTGTTCTCCAGCACCTCGGTGGTCACCGTGTCCTCATCCCAGTAGCTGAACAGGCAGCCGTCGCCGTCCACAGCGGCGTTGCGGGCAAACTCCCGCAGCAGGTTGGTCATGCGGTTGCGTTCAAAGAGCGCGGCGAACTCATCGTTCACCACCCGGGTGAGAGTCTCCAGCTCCGAATCGTTGGCGCTGGCCGAGAGCGGCGAGGCGTTCATCTTGATGTTGTCGCTGGTGATGGACGCCACCTGATGCTGCACGATCTGCTTGAGGAAATTGAAAACGGGAGTGGGAAGTCCGTTGGACTTCACCCCCTCCCATTGCTTGCCGATATAAAAGTTTTCGTTGGTCTCCACACTCTCCAGCAGCCGGATGCTGTTGTTAAACGCCAGACCCTCCTCGTATTTTCTCCAAATTTCCTGATGATCCATATCACTTCACCCCGTAATTGAGAATGTTCTGCAGCCCCTCCCGGAACAGACGCTCCGACTTGGCCGCCTCCTGCTCCCAGCGGCTGTGATCCCGGAGCACCTCCTCCGCCGCGGACAGGCTTTGTCTGTGGTCTGCCAGCTGCTCCTCCAGCTGACACAGTCGCCGGTGCAGCCGGAGCACCACCGCCGTCAGGGCGGCCAGCGCCGCCATAAGTCCAAATTCCATGTTTTCCTCCTTTTAAAATGTGATGTATGCCGGCAGAGCCTCCCCGCCGGTCATTTCCTCCTCCAGTTCCCGCTCCTCAAACTCATCCCGCACCGGCGGTGCCTTCGGCAGAACCCCCGGCAGCGTCCGGGAGATGCAGAAATACCGGAGCATATCGCAGCTGTGGGTCAGCTCGTGGGGCTCCCGGGCGCAGTCGTTGGGATTCCGTTCATCGGATTGAATGGTGCGCATATCCTCCCAGGTGGCTTTGCAGTTTTCAAAAAACAGGAGGCCCGGTGCCCCGTCCTCCTGCATCTTCAAAAATTCCTTCACCTGCAGCCAGCCCTGCACCCGGTTGTTGTCCGCCCGGACGATGGGTACACCATGCTGCAAAAAGAGCTCGGCCATGCTCTTGCCCGCGTCCTTCTGCCGGTTCCACATATCCGGCGGGGCAAAGGTCACCTGAATGTTCTCCTCTTTTCCCGTGTTGGCCAGGATCTCCCGGGCCGCCTGGGACACGATGAGCCCCGGCAGCTTCAGCTCCCGGTACATATACGCCCGTCCGTTCTCATCCACGGCAAACCAGCCCACCGCCAGCATATCCAGGCCATAGTCAAAGGCCCGGTAGCGCGTCCAGTGCTGCGGAATCCGAAAGGGCTTCACCCGGTGCCGGGCCGCGGAGAGCTCCGGAAAGTAGTTGCCGCTGAGCACATTCCAGTCCCCGTAGCGGTGGGCCTGCCGGATGTTCTCCGG